GAGCGGTGGTCCAAATCCATTTATTGGAAAAGTAAAAAAAGATGATTATGTAAATATATACGGTACTGCTTTTGATGAATTAAACCGTGGAACATTTACTGTTTTGAAAGTACAAGGTGGTATAGTTGGTAACGCATATATAGAGTATGATAATCCCAATGGAGTTGTAGAAACAGTACTTCAAGGTGACTCAGATGCTATTTTATTTTATCAACCACAAAGGGCAACAGTATCATCTAAATTTACTTATGCTGCCGCCTATCAAACAGAAGCAAGACTTTTAGAGATTTTTATGCCAGCTACAACTAGGGTGGTAAGGCGTAGTAGAAAAGGAGCTGCCCATTTGCATGAGTCTGGGCCATCCGAAGGTATGTATGGGCCATATATATATGATGAGGAAAAACCTTACCTGATTGGTGAAGAAGAATGTAGCACTACGTCCTTGGTTGGAGCCGATTCTGGACTTATACTTGAAGTAGATGACTCGTCGGAATTTCCAGATGATGAAGGTCATTTAATTTTTGGTTTTGGTACAAGTAAAGAAGAGGGTCCTGTTCCTTATATTTCAAGACCATCCAGTAATAGCTTGATGATAAATCCTTCTTATAATTTTCAATACACCCATAGTTCAGGGACAAATATTTCACTAGTTTCTCAAAATTATGCTTTTGATGTGACTCAAAATGGGAAAGATTATCCATTTTACTTAACAGATATTGTAAGTGGTAGGATTTACGCAGAAGATTTAATAAACAGTGTTGCTGCAACTGGTATTAATGTAGTTATAACAATACTCTATCCAAATGACATAGGATTATCAAAATGGGGCGATGAAGAATTTTCAGATAAATATTGGGTGTGGGGAAATTGATTTAGAATAGGGAGCTTAAATGAGTCAATCATTATCTATGAGAGGTGCTGATATTAAGTTGTACTTGGGTGGAAAGCTATACCCAGTAGTACAAGATATTCGGTATACTATTGATTACGGAGAACAGGCAATTTTTGGTATCGATTCTGCATTTCCACAAGAAATCGCTATAACCAGAATTACAGTCCAAGGTACTATTAGTGGGGTACGTCTGAAGGGTTCTGGTGGGTTACAAGGATATGATCTTAGAACTGGGATTAGAGATATGTTACATGCACCATATGTTTCATTAAAGATAAAAGACAGACATACTGATACAGATATATTATGGATTCCTCAAATTAAGGTAAGTAGTGAACAAGTTCAAATTAAGGCTAAGGGGATTGTGCAGGTAAGTTTTAACTTCAAGGGTATAATTCCATACAACGAATTAGATTTAGTCTAAGTATGTGATTCTATATAAACTAAATTCAGTTACAAACTCAAATGTGTTTGGCAATTTATTCCCATTTTCGTCTTCAACATTTCTGACTTTTTTAACTCTAGATGTCATAACATGTCGAATATCTTTGCCTTTAGTTAGTGGTTCGGAAATCATAGAAAAATAATCGTTTTGTATGGGTCTTTCATACATCGTTGTTCCAATAACTTCCGAGGTTCTTAAATTATCGTGGGTAGAGTTTATCTTTTCTAATTTGACCTTGTATTTCATCTGTATATCTTGATATTTCATATTTATCTCCTTAAAATCATTATACCACTATTTATTCAAAAAACCTACAAAATAATAATCTTTACGGTAAGTATTACGATAATTTTTAATCAAAGGTGTCAAATGGCAGTAAGACGTTCACAAAATTTTGTAAATCAAGTTCGTGTCGATGTCCCTCACTTACGCTCCATTGAATCGGCAGTAAGAAATGATTTTGACGAGCTTTTAAAAGCTTTTGTGTTAGGTGACTCCAAATCGTACGTATTACGAGGGTTTGAACTAAATATGATAGGTGCTGTAGGTGCATCTGCAAATGGACTACAATTAATAGTAGAAAATGGGGCTATATTTCACGGTAAATCTAATGTATCTGGTACTTTTTTTGTAGTTCCAGATGGAACAGATAATGAAGTTTTAAATTCAACCGTTAATGAGATTGTTGAAGGTTCTTTTACTCCAAATGCTCTAAATTATATAGGTTTAGAATATACTAGAGATGTCGATGATACTACCCTATCTCAAGTGTATTTGTGGAATCCAACTACAGATAATGAATTCACCAAAACCTTACCATTAGCTCAAGTTTTAAATTATAAAGTAGTTATATCTTCATCTGTTTTTGCATCAAATGTACTTCCAATATCAATAGTGGAGACAGATTCATCTAATAATGTAATTAGTGTGCGAGATCAACGACCTATGTTATTTAGATTGGGTACGGCTGGCGAGAATACACCAAATCCCAATTATGAATACCCATGGACAGACGGTAGATTAGAAAATCCTTGGCAATCTTCCTCTTCATCCTCACCATTTAGAGGTGGCGATAAACAAATAGGTACAGAAAAAGAGTGGAAAGACGCTATAATGACCGAATTAAAGATACTTAAAGGCACTCCACACTGGTACGACTTACTAATCAATCTAAGTCTTGATAATTTATTTTTTGATTTAGCGAATCTTCAAATGACAGGTAGAGGCTCTCTTTTTCATGATGAATCTGTGGCTGGTCAAATTAATTGGGATAGAGATTTTTACTTTAAATCAATTGGAAGTAGGGTACAATATAGGGTTTTAGCAAATATTAGTTCCAATCATATAAGCCTAGCTGATGGCGAAGTAGCATATCTTGATTTAAATAGAGATGCTGAAATTACCCCTAATTTGATATTTATAAATGGAAGCCCAACAGTATCTTCTGTTGGAGCAGTTTCTTGGACAAGTAATGTATCTGCCGGTGACTTTATAAAAGTAGCTTCGGCTGAAAAAAGTAAAAATTACCAAATACAATCTATTGACTCTGTTTCTCAAGTTACATTAACTGTAAATTATCAAGAAGCTTCTACGGGTTCAGCTGGAGAACAAGCTGTTTATTCATGGGGTTGGTATGAGACAAGTGCATCTCCATCTACAAAAAGACATATTAAAATAGCTAATAGAGAAGATGTACCTTTTGACGGAGATGCATATTGGATATTATTCAGAGATGATAATGGCTCAAGTGTTGCTAAGGTTTATGTAAGAACAAGTGGTGGCCCAGGTGAGTTAGAACAAGGCGAAAGTGTAGAGATTAGTGATAATACAGCTAAGGCAGTCTTAGATTATATAGGTTCTAGAAGTGAAAGTGATAGGTCTCCAAGTTATAGTGGTTCTGTAGGGGTTAAGGAAGTAACACAAGTTGAGTTTGACGACCAAGACAAAATGGCATCTGGTCAATATTGGTTAATAGAGAGTGCAAATGGAACACAATATTATACTTATTATACTTTTAATGGGGTAGGAGTTGACCCAGCAATACTTGGCAGAACTGCAATTCCAGTAGATTTATCTGTAAGTGGAGATACTGGCGAAGTTATTGCTCAAAAAACCCAAACTGAAATAAATGCTATAATTAATTTCTCAGCTACTGTAAGTGGTAATGTGGTAACTATTGAAGATGCAAATAATGGTACTCCGGTTGATGCCTCCAATGGGAATATGACAGGTGCGTTTTACATATCAGTCCCTACGGAAGGTGATATAAGTACAAAGTTTAACCAACAAAACTACAATACAGTTGAAGGTGAAAACTTAACACGAAGGGCGGCAAGATTGACGGCTATGATGGCCGATAAAGCCCAAGATAAAACCATTGGGTTTAATGAAGACTATAAGGTATGTGTTAAATCAACAAGCAGTTCCAATCAACAGTTAACATTTGGAAATTCAGATGAGGATGGAAATTCAACCACACCTTATCTTAATTTAGGAATGGTTAGTTCTAGTAATAATGGGATAATAACTTTAAATAATGGCCCAGTGACTTTAGCTAGTAATCAAGTTGCTTACTTTGAAGTAGATAGAAATGCAAGTATGGCTATAGACTTATCTGATTTAACAATATCTAGTCTAGCAAGTTGTCCATTAAATGAAAATATATTTATATTCGCATATAGATTAACTGATGAAACCGTTTGGTTATGGAATGGTCAAGAATTGATTGATGGCGATAACCCAAGTAGAAGTGGTATGTCGGAAATACTAGCCGCCAATGCTTATGATGAACCGATTAATATCATATCGGGTATTCCATCTAGTGATAATGAATTGACTGGCCCTATATCTTCTGGAACATTAATAACATTGCCGACAGATAGTAGGGATTCAGATAATGTTCAGGGTTATGTAGTTGGAAAGGGTGTCTTGGAATTAGCACTTAATGGACAACAGTTAAGGCTTGATACGGATTTTGCAGAAGTAGGTTCTGTTGGTTCTGCAAGTACACAATTTGAGATACTACAAGACCTTCCAATAGGTGACCGTTTGGATGTTAGAATTAAAACAAATGGTGGTTACGTAGGTGTTGGTGGCGTATCAACAGGTGAGGCAAATACTGGTGCAAATGTTGGTACTGGGAAAACTGTATTTAAAACTAAATCAGGTATTGAATTGCAATTTAAAACATTAGTTGGCGGAGCTAATGTAAGTATCGATGATACAGACCCAGATGAATTGAGTATAAATGTTTCAGGCTCTACTGGAAAAATTGTACAACACGTATTAAATACTGATTATGTAGTTACAGATATAGATGGCTATGATGTGTTGTTGGTAACAACTGGAGCAAGTAATAGACTCATTACTCTTCCTACTGCGGCTGATAATAATGGCAGACAAATAGTTGTTAAAAAAATCGACTCAGGTATTGGTTATGTCAGGATTAGAGCTGAGGGGACTGAAGCTATCGATGACCAAATTGGAGCAAATTATTTATCTGCGGTTAATGAAATCCAGAGTCAGTGGAATGTTTTCACCTATGTTTGTGATGGCTCAAATTGGTTTGTAATATAGGATATTAATATGACATATTCAAGAAATTCATCTGGTTCTGTAGCAGCAACTCCTGTAGGAGACTCAAGTATTAATAATACTGGCTCGCAATTAAATAAAGGAACTCCAGTTTCAATCAACTATATTTCAGGAGAGTTAGACTTAGTTGATGTTTCAAACGAAGCAAGTTCAAAAGCTGCTTTTGCTATAGTTCGAGAAAATTCTGCGGATGGCGAGTCGGTTGAGTATATAACTAATGGTAGAGTTGAAGATATAGATTTATCTTTTAATTATGGTGATGTTATTTATATATCTAAGCTAGGTGGTTTGACAAATATTGCCCCAACCGTAGGTGTTGGTGGTTTTTTATCATTGGATTTTTTAATTATAGTCGGCATTATTGCTAAGAGTCTTAAAGACCCAACTAAAAAGGATTTGTTGGTGAGTTTTGAGCCTCCACATCAATTAGAATAGGGGAATTAAAATGAATGAAAAAGTAAGAAAAGTGAGTAAAGAACAATTAGAAAAAATGAGTGAAGAGCAACTTCATCAAATTGAAGAAAAACTTGGTGGAAAAATTAGAGAATTAATCGATTCTACAGTAGTAGAAGCAAATAAACTTCTTGGAATTTATGGATTGCAAGTAAAAATGCAGTTTTTAATTGAAGAGAAATAACAACTTTTTAGGAGGTAATTATGGCTGATATTTCAATTATCAGTAGGCTAATTTCAGGGCTAAATCGTAACGTAGACTTATCATCAAATACAATTGTGGTAGGCAATGTTAAGGTTGGAGGTGCAACTAATTATTTAACTTTTAACGTGGCTTCTGTGACGGATGCAAAAACCATTACAATGCCAAATGCTAATGTAGATTTGGGAGACATTTCTACCAATGCTGGAGCTATTAGTGATCACTTAAGTGATTCAGAAGATGCTCACGATGCTAGTGCAATTAGTGTATTAGATACAGCTGAAAACTTTACCGGTTCAACTGTTGAGGCAGTACTTGCTGAACTCTCCGATGCTATCGGTGCTGGTTCCGATGATCAAACAGCCGCTGAAGTAGTTTACACACAAGCTACTCCATCTGATTGGACAGTAGCTGACGATAGTTCTGTTAAAGCAACTTTAGATGAAGTTGGTAGTAGATTAATAGCAGCTGAAGATCATGCTTCAAGTACAAGCAATCCTCACAGTGTTGATTCTAGTGATATTTTCCCATCAGGAATTGTTAACAGTGACATTGCCTCTGACGCTGCAATTACAACAAGTAAATTAGCTGATGCGACTGTATTGGCGGAATCAGTAACATTCTTTACAAGTACAGATATTTCAGCTTCTGAAGCTGAAACTTTAAGTGACGGCTCTAATGCTGATTCTCTACATATACATGCTAAAATAGTTGAATCTATGGTAGCTGGAGAAGCTTTTGCTGCAAATTCTTCCTTCTTTGTTAGAATGGCACTAAATGGCGAAACTGCCGGTAGAATTTATAAAGCAGATATGAACGCTGGAGCAGCTGGTTCTGAAACTAATACTATTTATGTAATTGGTTTGGCTCAAAATACAACTAGTTCTGAAATAGCCGCTGGCGCAAGTATCCCAGTAGTTAAACTAGGTGAAATTACTCTTCAATCAAGTGACACAGCTTTTGGTGTCACAGAAATTGGACTTCCAGTTTATCTTAGTGATGCCGGTGCATTTGATATTAACAGTCAAATTACTTTTGAAACTAATGACGCAGAAGTTATAGTAGCAATTGTTAAAGAAACTGGTAAAATGGAGATCAAACAAGCGCAAATAATGGGTATTAACTAATAAGTTAATTGGGTGGGGGTAACCTCACCCTTCTTTAGGAGATATTATGGCTAAATTAGCCTTAGTGAACGGATTGCCTAGAATGGTTGCTGAATCAGGCTCACCAACTATCTATGACGATTATTTAAAAGTGGTTCTAAGTGGAGCTAGTGGAGCAAATGAAATTAATTTAGCTGATGTTCAAACTGGTGATGAAATAACTCTACCAAATAGTGGAACTTACGAGAGCGATGAATTAGAAATTTACCTAAATGGTAAGCGTATCGACGATGTTTTTGATTTTAATTATGTCGGTAGTGGTACACGAACACAAGTAGCAATGACCTTTGATTTAGAGGTTGATGATGTCCTTAGATTTCGAGTAGATAGGGGCGCATAATATAATTTAAACTATTACTTTAATCACAATCTTTATATGTAGATAGTAAAAAAAAGAGGATAAAATAATGGCTGCAACTAAAACTTCATTACGACAGATAGTCCACAGAGATAAGTTAGATCAACTTACTACCGATGCTTTATACCAAGCTGCTCCAGCCGGTGGAAAACCAACTGGAAGTACAGAAGCTGATAATCTATTAACTTCGGTTAATTCTGAGCTAACTAATCCTTTAAGATTGTATCCAACTGACCCCACTGCAGATAGAGTAGTCCATGTCGGTGCTATAACAGTTGTGAATCCAGAAACGGCTAAAAATAGAATAGCCACAATGATTAATAAAGCTATGCCAGCCTTTACTGGGGCTACAATTACACTGCCTAGCACAGCTAATGGAGCAAGTAATATAGTTGTTTCAGTAGGTGACGATATTATAAATTATGACCAAACCGCATCGACATTTGTAAAGTGTTGTGTTTGGTTAAATGATATTGGTGAAGTAGTTTTGAGTTTTGGTTCTGAAGGGGCCAGTGCGGCTTTAGCTGGAACTCCTGATTTTGAGAAAAAAACTCAATTTTTAGGTTACTTCGTTATTGAAACAGACGCAAGTCAAAATATCCAAAATATTGAATTTGCAGATATTTTCCAAGTTGAAGGAGGGGGGTCTGGCGGCGGCGGCTTAGATAAATGGGAACCATCTGTTAAATATACAGTTGACGATGTTGTTTGGTATTCTGTAGATCGTAATGTTTATGTTTGTATTACAGAGCACACCTCCACAGGTACTTTTGACGAAACTAAGTTTGAATTATTATCTAATGATGGATATTCAATTACTTTAGGAGAAACAATTGCTGTAGGTGAGGCAATTTATATTTCTAAAGGTACTGCAAATGGAGATACAGGTAGGACACAGAGTTATGCTTATAAATTAGATATTACCAATGCCAATAGATGTGATTATGCTGGAATTTGTATTTATGGCGGTGATGCAAGTGATGTTGGTATAATTTCTGTAAGTGGAAATATTAAAGGATTCACTGGCTTAACTGGTGGACAATTAGTCTATGCTAGTTCAACTGCCGGTGGGTGGTCACATAGTAAACCAAGCGTTTTGGGCTATAAAATAATAATTTTAGGAATGGCTGTTGATACAACTCATTTATTAATAAATGGGGGCCTAAGTTCATCTAGTGAAACATATACTCTTAGTACAGAAGATGCCAACACCATCCACCTCATAACCTCCGACGATTTAACCATAGTTTCTGATATAGACCTCCAAGGTAACAACGCCAGTTTCGACGGCGGCGGAACCATCACAGCTAGTAGTTTGACTTTAAGTACTACTGCCGCTGACTTGTTGAAATCTGTTACTAAAGTCATCAAATACCTCCCTGCTGCTAACGGCCAAAACGACTACTTCGGCTTTACCAAAGCCATACCACAAGGTTCAAGAGGACGCTACCTAGGTCTTCAATTTGAATATAGAACTGATTCAACTACAGTTGATAGTGATTTTAGATTATGTGTTAAACAAAAAGACGGAACTAATGTAGGTAACATTCAATATTTCAACATAGATGCAGCTTATAACGCCAATGGAGCTGGTAAGACTTTTAAAGAAGCAGCTTATATAATGGATGACTGCACTGAAATTGAATTCGGCTGGCAAAATACCGTAACCACTACTACAGTAGAATTATATGTTGATAATATATTAATAACGAATAGCGCTTTTAAAGATACGAAGTTGATTGAAAAAGAATCGGCAAGATTTGTTGATGTTGCCGGACAAGGTTCTACAAATACTAAGATTCCATATTTTACAACAGAAGTTAAAAATTCTACAGGGAATATTGTTTCTATATCAAATAGTGCTGTAAATGGATTATCAATTACAGCATTTAAAAACTGTTCGGTATCAGTGAGTTTTAGTGGTAGTGGTTCAGATATGACTTATCACGGTTGGAGTTTAAATTCAAACCAATTAACTACTGGTATAGTTTCAATAACTACGGAACACAGGCTATCTAGTGATTATGCTGTGAATGATGAAGAAAGTACATCAAGTGCATTTATAGAAATGGAAGCTGGAGACGTGTTAAGACCTCACGGTGAAGGAGGTGCAGCTAATGCAAGAGGGGTTATTACTATACTCGCTCAAGCTGAAGTAGACGGTGTTGTTCATAGTGGCTCTGGAGATTCTGAAACAGTATTTTATCAAGACGGTGCTGGAGCTGGTTCAACTAACACTAAAATACCTTATTTTACAAATGAAATTAGAAATACAGCTAGCAGCTTAATTTCTGTAGAAAATAGCCCTGTTAATGGGTTCAGCATAACTGCAAAACAACCATGTACAGTTACCATGAACACGGCTTGGTTTACTTCTACTGGAAGCCTAGCAGGTGTATATTACGGTATCTCTCTAAATTCAACAGAATTGACTACTAATATTCAATCAATAACGGCAGCACACAGATTAGTATTTACAAAATTCCAAGGACCGGCAGCAGAAGTAGTTCCGATAAGTGTTGAAGTGCATATGTCGCCGGGTGATGTTTTACGACCACACAAATCAGAAATTTCTACTTATACAGAAGCACTAAACTACGTTATGGTAACGGCAAAGCCCACAGCTAGAACAATCATAACCCCAATTACTCAGACTTGTTATATAGAGGATGTCAAAGCAACCACAGTTGATAGTGGAAGTATGACAGGAGGTGCTTACAACACTAGAGACTTAAACACTTTGTCAGGTGATACTAGCTTTGTAACTCTTTCCGCAAACCAATTCACACTAGGTGCTGGTAAGTATAAGTTATTAGCTTCTGCTCCTGCAACAGGTGTAAACTCTCACAAAGCTGCTCTATACGATATTACAAATGCCGCATATATAAAATATGGTACATCAATGCAGACTGATGGTACTTCTGAAACAAGCAGAAGTGAGGTTAGAGTAATGTTGACTTTAACTGAAACCACAACTTTTGAATTAAGGCACCATATAAGAAACCATATAAACGCTAATGATGGCGGAGAATCGACTGATGACGGAAGCGATGAAAGATACTCTTTTGTGGAAATAACAAAACTAAAATCATAAGGACAACATATGACTTTTGAACAAATCAATCTCTTAACTATAGAACCACTAATACCTCTTTTAATAGATAGGTATTGCGCTAGAAACAACACTGACCCAGAACTAGGCTTGGAACAAGAAGAATTAGAAGCTGAATTCCAATTCTATAAGCAAGAGCTTACAATAGAGGAACAAGCTAATTTAGATGAAATAGAAAGAAAATCAGATCTTACTCAAAGATGGCGTTCCATCCAAAATAGAGATGCAGGGGTTCCAGCTTTTTATCAATTACTTAAAGATGAACCAGCAGACCATACTAATGCTGAATTCTATATGCTGTCACTCATAAACGACGTTAATAAGAAAGATGAGGCAGAACTTTTCATGCAGCAGTTAGAGATTAAAGATTTGGAAATAATCCAGAATCAAAACAATACTGCCTATATAGACTTAAGAAGACAAGCATATCCAGCAATAGAATCATATTTGGATGCAATGGTTAAGATTAATTCAGATGATGAGTCTTTGATTGCAGAGGGTCAGCAACAATTAACAGATTATTACGCCGCTTGTTTAGCGGTTAAAAATCTGTATCCAAAGTCTTAGATTCTAAATAGCGTTCAAATTCTTGTTATTATCAACTAAATCTAGTAAGTTAATCTCAAATACAATTAAAACCTACAGTCTTGAAAAAGCTATAGAAAAATAATTCTCACATTATATATAAAAAAGCCTCAATAGATTATTCCTTTATCTATTGAGGCTTTTTTATTAGAGCTATAAATTTCTGTAATACAGCTACAGTTAAATGAGTGTCGGTCTTAGCATCGTGTAGCTCACCTTCAGGCTTACAACCAACATGTTCAGCTAATTTACTTAAACCACCCATCTTATCATCTGGAATTAACCCACAAAGCTTCAAAAACTGTGCTATTGGGCCCGTATCTAAGGTTCTATAACTAACATAATGTTCAAAAGTCTTTAAAATCTTATCTTTAATGAAAGTAGTATCAAATTTTACATTATGACCGATTGGAATTAACTTATCCTTGCCATTATTGCTGTTTTTAATGAGAAATTCTCTTAAAATACCGCCAGCTTCACCATAAGTAATAGCCTTCTTATCATGCTCAACCAAATCTATCTTGTTTATACCCATAGCTTCACCATTACAGTGATATACTCCGTCATTTGGCTTGGTATATAAGTATAATTCATCTTCTAAAGTAAAAACACCGTCATTAAATATATAAACACCTAAATAAGAAGTTAATAAGCTCTTATCAAGGTCAACTCCACCTGTTTCCACATCTAAACCTAAATATTTCATTATAAACCTTCCTTAAATTCTCTATATCTGATTATTTGGTTCTGAACAGCCCTTACTTCAGATATACACTCATCTCTTTTTGCACCTAATTGACCCTCACAACCAATTATACTTGTGGTTCCACACGAACTTACTATCAATAAAACCACAAAAAAACCACAAAAAACATCAATCTATCTTTCATCTTTCCTCCTAGTATCCTATGCTCAATAACATGCCTTCTTCGTCAAATATAAATTTAGTACCTGTAGATAATTCAATAACATTAAGGTTGGGAAAATCATCGTCATTGTATTGTTCAAAATCTAACTCACAAGATTCTAACATGGACTTAAGTTGAGTTAAATGCTCTGTTACGTTGACTATTTCTTCATTTTTTGACATACCTTACCTTCCTTATTTGGCCAACAGCCTTTTAGTTATTATTCTTTTTTTTCAAAATATTATTGAGGTATTTGGAAATTTTAGTCATCAATGGATTAAGTTTTTTCGGAGTTACACTCCCAAACAAATTATTAACTATATTTTCCAACATTATCAAATTACTCATATCATAACTATCTTTACCAAATTCTAAGGCTTCACCTAAACTACCAAAGTTTTGACAACCAATGGATAAGTAATACTCTTTATTATTTGTATTTACGTAAATTCTAATTGGATATTTGGATATACCATTTAAATTGATAAGCTTATTGAATTCAAATAGACAGTATGTTGATAATTCACCAAAACTACAGTTTTCACCAAAACTACACCATCCACCAAAACTACAACCTTCACCAAATCTACAGTTTTCACCAAAACTACAGTTTTCACCAAATCTACAAACCTCACCAAATCTACACCATCCACCAAATCTACAGTATATATCAAAAATACAACCTTTACCAAAATTACACCATCCACCAAATCTACAGTATATATCAAAAATACAACCTTTACCAAAATTACAGTTTTTACCAAAAATACAACCTTTACCAATATTACAGTAATTACCAAAACTACAGTTTTCAGGAAACTCTTTTATCTGCGTGTAATCACCACTAGGACAAATGATATAACCTTTGTCATCTTTTTCAAATGTTTTAAAATCTTCTAAAGTGTATTGTTTCATAATATTCTCCTTATATGGGTAGATGATATACCTTACCCTTCATATATATTACCACATATTTAAAATAAAAGTCAAGGTTTAATTACCTTATCTACTAACCCTAACTCCAAAGCTTTTGTGCTATTGATAGTTTTGTCTTCAAATTTTAACCATCTGTACCATGTTTTAAAGTCTTGATTACTATGTAGAGCATATAACTTACACATATCTTTATAAATCTCTCTACACTCTTCGATTTCTGGAACCATACTTACAAATAGTTTGCCTTCAGCTATAGACGCAATTGAATGTAACATTAATCTACTGTGTTCATACATATATCTGTGGTCACCTGCCATAAAAATAATACTTCCACCACTCATTGCGGCACCACAAGCATATGTGTTTATTTCCAAATTAACTTGTACCTTGATAAAGTCATATAACCAGAAGGCAGCGTAGGGACAGCCGCCAAATGAACCTATATAAATATCGATAGGTCTATCAGTTCCCTTAGCCATCATTAATTGAATACCCTTGGCCACATTACTTACAGATTCAAAATCGATTGGTTTAAATAAATGAATAACTCTGTTATCAATATCTATATCATCATCAATAAAGGTAGTGAAATTAGTCGGCTTCACAAACTTTCTTTCAGTTTTTTGAATTACTTTGTTTGTAACTATTTGATGCTTGCGATTCATATTATTATCCCTGTAATATTGTTTTAACACCGTGTTTAATAGACGTTAACCACTCTGAATATGGGAAGTCTGGTTGTTCGGAGAAATATGGTTCTAAAATATTTATAATCTCAGATTCACAAAAATTCTTTTTTGCCAACGCTATTGCTATTCTATACCATGTACTGTTTCTTTCGTTTACTACGCCATTTTCTAACTCCATAATAATCCAATCAGGAATATCTAAATATGATGGAATATCATTAGGCATTTTAGGAGGTGCTGGTGGCAAAGGTTTACAATCACTGTGATTGTGTAGCCAAACATTTAGCTTATTTAAACTAACTCTTTCTTTGATTTCAACTAAACTCTGAATCAATTGCTTACCATCATGTCTTTTACTGTTGGGGAATCTAATACTTCTAGAAGGGTTTTTAGTTAAAGGG